GCACCCGTCAGGCGCAGCCGATCAATGCGGCCAATATCAACCGGATCAGACCCTGCACCAAGCAGACGCTGATCGATGACCCGGCCCAATGTTGCGCCAATCGCACGGCCGATCACCGCTCCTGAAATGCCCAGCACAGTGCCGCCGAAACCGGCACCAATCGCGGCACCCGCCGCGGAAAGAAGAAGCGTCGCCATTCACTTGGGTCCTTCGGGAAAGGCAAACCGCGCCGTGATCCGACGCTGCCAGGGTTGCGACAAGGGGCTCTCGATCACGCCATGTCCGGTGTAGGAATGCACAAAGCGCGGGGTGGCGCCGATTTCGGACTGAATGCCAAGATGTTTGGCAATGCTGCCATCCCGCATCCGAAAGAGCAGGACATCACCCGCGGCGGAATCCGCCAGCAACTTCGGTTGCAGCCACCGCTCTGCTGCTTCCAGCAGCACCTCGCGGCGGCTCGGTTCGGCCCAGTCCTCCGTGTAGGGCGGAACAACCTCCGGCTCACTGCCCTCGATGGCGCGCCATACACCACGCAGAAGCCCCAGGCAGTCTGTTCCTGCCCCCTTGACAGAGGCCTGGTGCAGGTAAGGCGTTCCGATCCACCCCCGTGCTTCGGCCACGATCCGCGCAGAGCGGCTCATTGGTCAATCGCCGGTCGCCGGGCACGGCCCGTATTAGGCCGGTCAGGCACCGGGTAGGATGCCAGCCAGTCCTCCCCGGGAATATGCGGAAAGCCACGAAAATTCAGCAGGTTCGCAAACTTGCTTCGACAGGTCGCGACGGCCTTGTTGCAACCTGCGACAACCCGAAGCCTATCCCCCGGCGCGACCTTCGCACCGATGGACTGCCAAAGTTCGATCCGGCGCCCATCCCCTGAAATCCGATCGCTCTTGACCACGCCGACCAGCTTGGCCGCATCGCCCGTCAGCATCTCAAGGCGCCCATGTTCGAACCATCGGTCCGCAAAACCGGAAAAGGTCGTGAAGTGCAGCACCCTGTCATCCTCCACCGACTCAACTTCGATTTCAGCAAAATAGCCCGGCGCATCTGTCGCGAACCGACAGCGCTGATCGCCCAGCACCGCCGAGCAGGCCGGCTGATAGGCAAAACCCTGCGGCCGATTCAGCGCCTCGGTCAGGCCGCGCAACTCGGCACGAAACGCCCCACCCGCACGAACAACCTCACCAAGCGTCCCGCGAAACTGTTCGATCCAGTCCCCCGGGGCCGCCCAGTTTACAAGATAGGACCGCACTTCCGCCCCATCGAAGCGACCGGCCAGAATGTCATCTTCCCGGATCGCCGCATCGCTCAGCGCCCCCGCCGCCTCCGAATTGTCTACCGACATCCCGGTCGTCTGCTGCAACGCGCGCGCGGTCATCCCGGTGTCCGCTCGGCAAGGCACCCCGTCCACCACCAGATCCCGGTCATGGTCGGTAAACCCCATCAGGGTTCCATCCGTACGCCGCACCATCCAGGCACGGCACACCGTTGTGGCACCATCTTCCAGATGCCTGTAAAGCGCCTCGCCACTCATAGCCGGATCTCCACAATCGGGATCGTGGGCACGTCACCCGCCTGAAAAGACGCGACCGAAGTCTGGATCACATCCGTGTCAAACCGGACCGGGACATCGAATTCGAACCCCGCCGTCACCCGGGTGCCAAGCTGCGGAGGCAGAACAAACGCCACTTCCCCGGTCTCCAGATTGACGGTGAACTCCAGGGACTCGATTTTCGGGTCCTCGGCCACCGCAACCAGCACTGTTCCAGCCACAGGCTTCCGGATCGGGCGGGAATATCTCTGCAGGCCCGAAACATAGGTCTTCTGCAGTTGGAATACCGTGGTGACCCCATCCCCGGTGCCAATCAACTGATCTTCAGGCCCGGGCTTTTCCGAAGGTGCACAGGACTTGAAGTCGGACCAATCCTTCCAGCGAAAGCCGTGCAGCTGACCCGTCCGCGCTTCAAAGAACGCAATCAGCGTTTCGACATCATCCAGCGACCGCAGCCCCAACCCAGCATCATACCGCCTGCGCGAATGGGCCCAGGGCGTGTTCCTCTCCTCAAATCCATTGGCCAGCGTGACAATCTCGGTCCGCCGCTCGGGCCCGCCGACCGACCCAAAGCTCAAGGACGCCGGAAAGCGTATCTCGTGAAAGGCCATGATCTCTCCTCAACGATTGCGTTGGCCACGGGCAAGCGCGCGGCTTACCTGGGCGGCCACCTGGGATTGGCTGCGCTGGAACCCCTGCACATCCGGGGTCGTGATGTTCATCACCACATTCACGGCCCGACCGCCGCCCGCCTGCACGCCCAGACGACCATCCGGGCCCCGCGCCAGCGGCATGATCGCCTCGGGCCCCGCCTCGCCCATCAGCCCCCGCCCGCCCCGCATCGGAAAGCTGGTTGGCGAGGATACGACCCCCCCCTTGGCAAACGGCATCACGCGGCCCTGCGAAAAGGCCCCGCCATTTGCAAAGGGCATCCCGGTGCCCATCACGGACGTCAGCCCCTGCGCCAGAAACCCGCCCAGCGCCCCGGTCACCGGCTTCATCGCAATGGCATAGACGCTGTCAACGATGGTATTCGCCACCGTCTTCAACGCATCATTCAGCTTCATCCCGTCGAAAATCAGCCCGTCAAAGGCCTTGCGGAGCCCCCCGCTGATCCCACCGGACAGACTGTTTACCTCGCGCCCGGTGAACACCATTGTCTCCCGCATCCGGGCCAACTCGCCATCAAACGCCGCCACCATCGACACGGACGACCCCAGCTGCGCTTCCAGCGCCTCCAGTTGTTCCTGCATCGTTCCGATATCTGCCATCGCCCTGATCCTTCCTTGCATCGGGAAACGCGGCGGCCAATTCCGCCAACCGCGCGCGTGTCAGGGGCGGGACCATCTGCTCCCGCCCCAGCATCATCCGCAACTCGACCGGCGTCAGCCGCCAGAACGCCGCCGGCTCCAGCCGCAGGTCATGCAGGCCCGCCTGCAGCAGCCCGCGCCAGTCGATCCCGCTCATGGCTCCCCCGGCAGCGAAAACGCCCGCGCCAGCAGTTCCGCCGCCGCCCGCGCCGCCTCGACCGGCCCGCCGCCGATCTCCACCCGCAGCAGATCGGCCGCCGTGCCCTGCCAGCCCCCACCCCGCAGCCCAGCCACGATCAGCGCCAGCACGTCCCGCGTGCTGAAGCGCCGGTTTTCGAACCGCTCCACCAGATCGACCAGAGACCCCGTTTCCAGCGCCTCCTCCAGTTCCGCCAGTGCACCCAGCGTCAGCTTTGCCACATGGCGCTGGCCATCCAGCCAGATCGACACCTCGCCCGCCCAGGGGTTCGCCATCACAGCGCCGTAAAGGTCAGCGCCCCGGCCGAGGCCATGGCCATCTCATAGGTCGCCTCATCATTGTGGCTTCCCGCATATTCGATCGAGGTGATCTGGAACGGTCCCTCGATCACCCCGAAACTGGGGATCACCACCTGGAAATCCGGGATCTGCCCGTCAAAGAAGATCTGCCGTGCGCGCTCGTCCGTGTTTTCATCCCGAAACACCCCCGACCCGGAAATCGAGGCCGACTTCACCCCCGCCCCGGCCAGCAACTCACGCCAACCGCCCTGGCTTTCCAGGCTGGTCACATCCACCGACTCGGTGTTGAAACTGATCCGCGTCGCCCGCAGCCCGGCGATGGTCACGAACTGCCCATCCCCCGTCTGGTCGATCTTGATCAGCAGATCCTTGCCGCTTTGCACAGCCATGTCCGTTCTCCGTCCTCAGATGATTGAAAGGCGCTAAAGCTGAACCCGCGCCCGGAAAGTCAGGTCGATCCGCCGGGTCTCGCCCTCGGCAATCCGGCGGGCCGAGGCACGCAGGAACAACAGGTTCACCAACACCCCCCGCGTCAGTGCCAAAGGCACGCCGATCAGCGCATCCGAGATGTCGGCGGCAATCGTCTTGATCGACAGGAACCCCGTCGCATCGGTGATCACGCTGATCACCAGCTGATGATCCGCCCCGGAACTGCTTTTGTCCGACTGATCCCGCGCCTCCTCGGGGCCGATCAGCACGAAAGTGCCCGTCGCACTTGGCGGCACCGCATCGTAGATCGCCACCCCCGCCAGCGCCGGAAACCCGGTCAGCCGCTGGTAGATCGCGGATTGAAGCGCCGCCGCCGCTGCATAGCTCATGTCGCCACCTCCTCGCGGGCAAAGCAGGTCAGGAACCGGCCCGCAGGGTCGGCCTCGGTCACGGCAAGGATCGGGAACAGCCGCCCCCCCTCACGGAACCGCTGCCCCGGCTTCGGGCGAGAGGTTGACCCCTGGGGCGCCCCCCGCACGGTGATCCGGTAAGGCACCGCCGCCAGCACCTGCTCTTCACCCGGCACGTCGCTGCCGGTTCCCGGACGAAACGCCGCCCAAAGGATGCCCAGCGCCGTCCAGGTCTCCGTGTAGCCGCCAGCGCCATCAGACAGCCGCTCCACCCCCTCCAGCACCAGCGCTCGGTTCAGGTTCGGCGCCTTCA